GTGGGATCGCATCGTTAAACTCAGCGATTACTGCTATGCGTTGGTTGACGGGTATTGCTATGGCGACTCCGTGTTCAAAGCGTGGGGCACCGACAGAACCCCTACCAAAGCGGATACCGAATTTTACGCTGCTGTCGTGTGGCGCAAGCATCGTGACGGAACCACAAGCGTTAAGATACGCAACGGTACAGGGCCGTGGAACCATGTCAGTAGGTATCAGTTCCTAACACGCCACGTACCGAGAGGTATGTACTTCCTAGTGTACAACGGGAAGCAGTATATTAGGTACGACGATCACGATAGACATTTCCTAGCCAAAGGTAAAACCGTGCCAAAAGAGGTGAACCCCCATTGGAAGGAGTGGACTAATCGTAAAGACAACACGGCGTTAGCCTTCAAGCTAACTCCTGACGGGAAGTGGCTACGTGATCCAGAAACAGGCGAGGATCTGCCGACACCACCGCGTGTCAACAAAGCGTTGAAAGCCAAGTTCAAGGAGCCGCTGAGAGAGTTCTTTGAGTGGGGCATGACAATCGCAAACATGCTGCCGCTTACGGATAACGACTACATCCGAAAGATGCGCACCGAGGCGTATGACTATTATTCAGAAACAGAGGGCACAGGGTTCATACGATCCAGAGATACCTACAACGTGAAGAATTGTAGGAGTATCATCACCGACCCCGAACACCCGCTGCGCCTACCTCTGTTTGTAGAGTTCGCGGAAACCACAGCCGATGGGTGGTGGCAACACGCCTCTTACAAAGTGCAAAAAGTAGAGACGAAGGAGGATCTGTCAGCAATACGAAACAAATACAATAACTGGGTGAACAAGCACCTTGGTTTCAAATCATAATATAAAAATGGAGAATGACTATGGGATACAGCCCGTACTTAACATCAGAAGCGATGAAACAGGCAGAGAACAATAGCTATGTGGAAAATGAGGTAGCTAGGTTCGCAGATGCTGTGGCCGCTGCACTAAAAGCAAAGTGGAGCTACAAGCGTAGGAACAGCGTTTGGATCTATCGTGAGAACGAAATCTATGCGCTAGGTTTTGTGGGTTACGGCGACTTCACTGATAAAGCCAACGGAAATGTTGCGTATATTGTTCACAGTCGCAACATCGAAAACTGTAGGTACAACGACTACAACGCACAGCACTACATGTCGTTTGCCAAGCATTTCGAGAAGGGTCTAGCCAACGCTACACGCCACCTACGTACTATACCGTGTCACGTAGCTGTGGAAACCGAGCGTAAAAATCTGCGTAGACAGATGCGAGATATAGACGACTACAGTTCGCGGAAGGTTAGACAGTTGGCTAACGATGTCACCGATGATCTAAGTCGTGGCAATAACTCGCCCTTGGAGCAAGAGTTTAGAAACCTCGTAAATATGGGGCATACATGGCTTGACGCAAACTTTGGTGAGAAGATCAAAGCGTTTATTAATTACAGAGACGAGGACACGTCCTCCGGTAAGGATATGTTTACCGCTGTGTATATCAACATCTCGCCACGCGGTACGCAGTCGGCCAACGTGTACACTAACATGGATGGTAAGGAGTGGAATTGGGAGCCAGACCCAAGCAATCATTACGGGTGCGATGTGGATCAGCTAGACGAAGAGCTTAAACGTAAGGTGTTCACATTGCAGATGGTTGAGCAAGGTACGTTTGTTCCGAATGTCGGCTTTCATGCGCTCGCAGGGAGACTGTTCTATGTCGCTCAAACCTAAAATTATAAATCTTGACACCCCCCTTGACGAGACGGTATATCGCATTTACATACAACCTTCATCGTTTGCTGTCGATGTAACGTGTTTAGGCACAGAGTGTTACGAGGTAGAAAACTTTGGTAAGTATGTAAGTGATTTACCAGATTGGATACAGGGAAAACTAGCGGTGCTTATGATGATGGGGGAAGATGACTATGGTCACGTAATCGAAGGCGTAGGTTTTCGCAAAGACCGTCATGTCTTTTACGTTAGCCATGAGGCTAACCCCGTCAGTAGAGAAAAGTTGGATATGTTGTCGTTTTCCGTGTGCTATAAAATTCCCTTGGAGTGTACGCGCCCTTTAGAAGGAGTTGTAGATGGGTGACACAGAATTAAGCACGTTCCAACAGGCGCAGTTGCGTTGGCTCAAGCGGCAGGTAGACAACCTACAAGAAGAACAGTGGCGCAATGATGCGAGGCCCCGCGTAAAGCAAGAACTCTTTGCAGCTCGTGAGGAGTTAGATACTTACGTGAAGAACCTTCGTGACGCAGGGGTGAAGATATGACACCGGAAGCGAAGGTAAAGAAGAAGGTAGTACGCATTCTTAAAGATGCGGGTGCGTATTACTTCTACCCTGTGACGGGTGGGTATGGGCGCAGTGGTGTGCCTGATGTAGTGGCATGTCTGGGAGGGTACTTCCTTGGCATCGAATGTAAGGCGGGGAAGAATAAACCGACCCCGCTGCAACAGAAAAACTTGGACGATATAGACACAGCAGGAGGAGTAGCACTGATTATTAACGAGGATAATCTTGGTCTGTTACAGGTCGAAATAATAAAAATTCAAAATGGAGAATAGATAGCCGCAATGGATATCACACACGAACAACTGAAAAAACTTTTTGGCGAAGTAAAAGAAGTCGTTATGATTATGGAGCGTATCCCGCATAATGCAGGGGGCGCAGGGTTTGCTGTCACTACTGAGGGCGCAAGCTGTTTTGTCGGTAAAAATTATATCGAAAACAATAATCTGCAAGAAGGCGATTTCTTTACGGCGCGTGTTGCGCCTAACATGGGTAGCCACAAGGCGAACACCCCCCACAAGGTGGTGGGTAAGGTTGTGCTATTAGACGGGATAGATCCGTTTGACGAAACACCTTCACCGAGGGTGCAGCAAGCTACGCTAGAGGACCGCATTACGGCTCTTATGCGTGACGAAGAACACTCATATCCGCACAGGGTTGGGGAGTTAGCCAGTAAGCTAACTTCTGACACCGCAGCAGTTCAGCTTGCGTTGCAGCGTATGCACACTGCGGGTGAGATATGGGAAGCAAAGATAGAACGTAAGGGTACGCAAACAAAAGCGTCTTACGTTTTGTGGGCGCTCGACGACGAGTGGTTTGCACTTGACTACGAGTAATACGGATCGGGGGTGCGGCTTGTACGGTCGCACCCTTGAAGAGTTCATCTACGCCATGCACGGCTTGGATGTTGTTTGGAAACCTAGCAAGAGTGGCGAGGAGCCACCATTTTAAAGGAGAATAATTATGGGTAAGAAAGAACAAAAAGTTTGGGCGTATTTGGTAAAACACCCTAACGCAGCGATTACAAAGGTTGCTAAAGCGTGTGGCTGCTCACCATCGTATGTTCACAAATTAAAGCAACGTATCGGCACACCGAAAGAGGTGTTGGAAGAAGTAAATCTAACCGTAACACGCGCCGACGTTCTCGACACAGCTAAAGACTACGTGACGAAGGATCGTGCTGCGGAGCATGGTGACATGGAGAATAACTTCAACACCATTGCACGATACTGGTCTGTGCATCTGGACGCGCAAATAACCCCGACAGATGTTGCGGTTATGATGAACCTTCTCAAGGTTGCGCGAATAAAGTCTAACCCAAAGTCTAAAGATAATTGGGTTGACGGTGCAGGGTACATGGCTTGCGGCGGAGAGATTGCCAGTGCCTTACGTTCGTAAGCCTAGTAAGTCCAAGAAAGCGAAGATTGGGGCGGGCGTCTATGACGCTCGCTTCAACGACAAAAAAGTAACGCTACCCAAAGCACCGTGGGAGGACGACGAAGATGGACATAGTGACGCTGGATTTCGAGACGTACTACGACAAGGAGTACAGCCTGTCGAAGATGACGACTGAAGAATATATCCGCGATGATAGATTTGAGATTATTGGGTTAGCCGTAAAAAAGAACGATAAGCCCACACGTTGGATACAAGGTGAGGAACTCACTACACGTTTCTTATCGCACGTAGACCTCTCGTCCTGCGCTATACTTTGCCATAACACCGCGTTTGATGGGGCGATACTAGGGTGGCGATTTGGTGTGAAGCCGAAACTGTGGCTTGATACAATGTGCATGGCCCGTGCGTTACATGGCACGGAGAAGAGTGTGAGCCTAAAGGCTGTGTCTGAACGCTACGGCGTTGGAGACAAGGGTGATGAAGTTACCCGAGCGTTAGCCAAGCGGCTAACTGATTTTAGCGAAGAAGAAATTGCAAAGTATGCAGAGTATTCCCGCAACGATGTGGACCTGACATACGAGATTTTTAAGTTGATGTTTAGCGGAATAGTTGGAAACCAGTTCCCACAACAAGAGTTACAGCTAATAGATCGCACGTTGCGGATGTTTATTGAGCCTACGCTTGACCTAGATTTGTTCTTGTTGGAGCAACATCTGGAAGAAGTGCGTGAACGCAAGGACAAGCTGCTACGCGATGCGAACATAACCGACAAAAAAGATTTGATGTCGAACAACAGGTTCGCTGAGTTACTTACAAGTCTTGGCGTTGAGCCGCCGAAGAAGATCAGCCCAACGACAGGCAAAGAGACTTTTGCATTCGCTAAGTCGGACGAGGCGTTCAAAGCGTTGCTAGAACATGACGACGATAGAGTGCAGTCGTTAGTCTCTGCACGTTTGGGTACTAAAAGCACCTTAGAAGAAACACGTACCGAGAGGTTCATATCCATTGGTAAACGTGGACTTCTTCCGGTTCCGATTAGATATTACGCAGCGCACACAGGTCGGTGGGGTGGACAGGACAAGATCAACCTGCAAAACCTGCCGAGCCGAGGGCTGAACGCGAAGAAACTCAAGAGCAGTATTATAGCGCCCGAAGGCCATACACTCATAGATGCAGACAGCGCACAGATCGAAGCTAGAGTTCTGGCGTGGCTTGCAGGGCAAAATGATTTAGTTAGCCAATTCGCTAACGGTGAAGATGTGTACATAAAAATGGCTGCGCGTATATACGGCTGCGAAGAAGAGAGCGTTACGAAAGACCAACGCTTTGTAGGTAAGACCACTATTCTTGGTGCAGGGTACGGTATGGGCGGCGTAAAGTTCCAAGCTCAGTTAAAAAACTTTGGCTTTGAGATACCTGTCGGGGAAGCCAAGCGGATCATAAATATCTACCGCAACATTAACCACGACATAGATAGGCTGTGGAAGGACGCGCAGTTTGCACTGGAGCAAATGACGCATAACGGTCCAGTTCGATTTGGTCGTAGGGGCGTCCTAAAAGTTCTACCAAAAGAGAACGCCATCCAGTTGCCATCGGGTCTTTGCATACACTACGAGGACTTGAAGTATGAAATGACCGAAGAAGGGTCACGCGAATATAGGTATAAAGTACGTCGAGGCCGAAACAGAATTTACGGTGGCAAGATGGTAGAGAATGTGTGCCAAGCCATAGCTCGTTGTATAATTGGCGAGCAGTTGCTAAGTATATCCGAAAGATATAAAGTTGTCCTTACCGTACATGACTCGATTGTTTGCTGTGTGAAGGATGAAGAAGTTCCCGAAGCGCAAGCGTATGTAGAAGAATGTATGCGCAAGACACCAGATTGGGCCGCAGGCCTACCTATAGACTGCGAGAGCGGTACAGGTAAATCGTATGGGGAATGTGAATGAGTAAAGCAGCGCCGTGGTCGTTTAGTCGGATCAAAGCATTCGAGCAATGCCCCAAGCAGTTCTACCATGAGAAGGTGCTGAAGCAGTATCCGTTCATCCAGACGGACGCTATGATCTATGGTAATCAATTCCACAAAGCCTGCGAAGACTACATCGGCAAGGGCGAGCCGCTCCCCGAGAGGTTTATGTATATTAAAGATGCGTTGGACAAACTGAACCAACGTGAAGGCGTAAAGATATGTGAGCAGCGGTTAGGAGTAACGGCTAACTTGGAGCCATGCACCTTTGGCGCTAGGAACGTATGGTTTCGTGGTATTGTGGACCTTGCCATCCTTGACGAAGATAGCGGTATCGGTTGGATCATCGACTACAAAACTGGCAAGTCTGCAAAGTACGCAGACAAAGGACAGCTAGAGTTGATGGCGTTGGCGATCTTTGCGCACTACCCCAAGATAACAAGCATACGCGCAGGGCTACTGTTCGTGGTGGCGAACAAACTCGTAAAAGAAACGTATGAAGTTGCGGATAGGGCTAATCTTTGGGAGAAATGGTCTTCAAACTATGCTACAATGGAGAAGGCGTTTGAAGCAGATGTGTGGAACCCCCGCCCCTCTGGATTATGCAAGCGTCATTGCCCTGTAACCGAATGCGCCCACAACGGGAGTAACTGATGCCCTATAAAAACAAACCCCGCCCGTACAAAAAAGAGTACAAGCAGCAGAAAGAACGCGAAGAGCATAGCGACCGCATGGAGCGGCAACGTGCGCGGCGTAAGATGGATAAGACTGGCAAGGATGCCAACAAGAACGGCAAAGCCGATAAGCGCGAGGGTAAAGATATCGCGCACAAGAAACCGCTCAGCAAGGGTGGATCAAATAAAGACGGTGTAAAAGTACAAAGCCGCAAGAAAAATAGAGCCGCTGGCGGTGCGTTAAGCCGTGGAAAGCGCAAGAAGTAATTGGAGAATAACATGCAGATTGTACAGGATAAAGCCATCCTGCTTACGCTGCCTAACCCGAAGCAAATCACAACAGTGATTGCGAAGAGTAAGGAGTTGTCGATGAATGAAGTCGTCGTGAATTGGGGTATCGACGAGGCCCATAAGTTGAAAGCATTGAATATAAAGGTGCCTTCACCGATTGAGAAACGCTATTCGTGGGTGGGTAAGTACAAGCCTTATCAACATCAGAAAGACACGGCGGCGTTTCTTACCATGAACAAGCGAGGCTTCTGCTTCAATGAGCAGGGCACAGGCAAAACAGCCAGTGCGATATGGGCCGCAGACTTCTTGATGAAGCAAGGTATCATACGTCGAGTCCTTGTCGTGTGCCCTCTATCTATCATGGACAGCGCATGGCGTGAGGATTTGTTTAGTTTTGCTATGCACCGCACCGTGGACGTTGCGCATGGCGCGAAAGAGAAACGCAAAAAGATAATAAACAGCGGGGCCGATTTCGTCATCATAAACTATGACGGTGTTGAGGTTGTGGCAGACGCTATCGCCAAGGGTGGGTTTGACCTAATCATCATAGACGAGGCAACGCACTATAAGAACGCGCAGACCAAGCGGTGGAAAACGCTCAAGAAGCTTGTCAAAGATGATACATGGCTATGGCTTATGACAGGTACTCCCGCTGCGCAGTCGCCGCTAGATGCCTACGGCCTTGCCAAGCTAGTGAACCCACAGAGCGTACCTAGTTTCTTTAGCTCGTTCCGCGATCAGATTATGGTAAAGGTTACTCAGTTTAAATGGATGCCGAAAGAGAATGCCAAGAG